CGGGGTGTCGGGGCCATCCTCCCGGTAACTATGAAGTTCCGTCCCATGAAAACGAAATTGGGCATGCGCCGGTTCGACCTGGAGCGGGTCCTAGAATACTTCTTCTGGATCTGCCACGGCGAGCACGAGTTCACCAAGCAGGCCCAGCTAATCGGTGTCCACCTGGACACCTTCAAGTCCTGGTACAACACTCCCGCCTTTAAGACGGCCCGGGAGAAGGCCGAGGAGCTCAAGGCCGGCCAAGCCCAATCCTTCGGGGAGTATGTCTTCCGCCAGCTGACCCCGGAGGCGCAGAAGGTTTGGAAGCGGATCAAGGATTGCTGGCTGGACAAGGAGACGAGGCAGCGGCCGGGACAACAAGCCTCGCTCCACCGGGAGATGAAGTCCCTGGGCCGGAAGATCCGCCAGGAACTATTCATCCATGCCCTCGTGTACTCCAATTACAACCTCAGCGAAGCCTGCCGCCTCACCGGAGTCTCCTACAACCAATTGAACGGGTGGAGGCGGGAGGACACGGGGTTCAAACGGCTGATCGAAGAGGTCGAATGGCACAAGAAGAATTTCTTCGAGCATGCCCTCATGGACTTGGTGGCCGAGCGTTATCCGGCGGCCGTCCTGTTCGTCAACCGGACGATCAACGCCGATCGTGGATATAGCGAGCGGCTGACACTGGAGCACAAGATGGATCCTTCCTTCGGCTTGGATGATCTGGATCTCGACTTAGAGACCAGGAAGAAGATCCTGGAGGCCATACGGAATAAGAAGGCGGTGTCTTCGCACCCCGTCATCGATGTCAGCCCCGTTCCCTTATTGGACGACCGAAGGGCCGGGAATGGAAGCTCGGTGGAAGACAACGGGGAGGGGGAAGATGCCGCTGCCTAAATGGCAAGAAAAGCGGAAGTCCCCGATCCAGGCGAACCGCTGGACCGAATCGGCCCTCATCTCCTCCATCTGCAAAGACTCCTTCTTCGAGTTTGTCAAAGAGTTCTGGGACACCATCATCCAGGATCCGCCGGTGTTCAATTGGCACATCCCCTACCTCTGTAACGAGCTCCAGGAGGTAGCCGAGAGGGTATTCAGGAACGAACCGAAGGAGTATGATATAGTGGTGAACATCTCCCCGGCCTCCACTAAATCAACCATCTTCTCCCAAATGTTCCCGGCGTGGGTATGGACCCGCAAACCAGACGCCAAGTTCATTTGCGCCTCCTACGGACAAGTCCTAGCTTTACGGGATGCCCTACGATCCAGGGACCTAGTGGAATCCGATAAGTACAAAAGGTGTTTCCCAGGGATAGGACTCCGGGAGGATCAAAATACAAAGGGTCTTTACATCAATACGAAGGGAGGATCCAGACTCTCGGTGGGAATAGGCGGGGCGGCGGCCGGGTTGCATGGCCACTTCTTAATTGTGGATGACCCGATCAACCCGGAACAAGCCCACTCCGAGGCCGATTTGAAGGCTGCTAACCGCTGGATGACGACGACCCTGCCGACTCGGAAGATCGATAAGAAGGTGACAGTAACGATCCTGATACAACAACGGCTGCACCAGAACGACCCGAGCGGTGATCTAATGGACAAGACAAAAGGGGAGGGAATAAAACACATATGTTTACCGGGGGAGATACCTCCTAATTCCGAGGGAAAAGTAACCGTTTCCCCGCCGGAATTGAGGGCTAATTACACCGCCGGTTTATTCGATCCTATACGCCTGGACCGGGATGCATTGACCGCCTTAGAGGGGGAACTAGGGGCCTACGGATACGCCTCCCAAATACTCCAGACTCCCGTCCCTCTAGAAGGGGCCCTATTCAAAGTTGATAAGATCCAGTTCGTCGATCAGCCTCCCCGCCGGATAATCCAGCGGGTCCGGTCCTGGGATAAGGCGGGAACATCGGGAGCCGGGAAGTACACCGTAGGCTTGGAGATGTGTATCGACTCCGCCGGCCAATGGGGAATACTAGATATCGTCCGGGATAGATGGGGATCAACCGAGCGGGAGGAAAACATCAAGTCCACGGCCGAGCGGGATGGAGAGGAAGTCCCGGTCGTCTTGGAGATAGAGGGAGGATCCGGCGGCAAGGAGTCGGGAGAGAACACTGTGAAGAACCTCGCCGGCTACCGGATCCATGCTTTCCATCCCACCGGGGATAAGGTTACACGGGCCTATCCCTTCTCCTCCCAAGTGGGTGCCGGCAACGTCTGGGTCCTCAACCGGAACTGGACTCGTGATTACATCGAGGAGCTGCGGTTCTTTCCCAACTCCAAATACTCCGACCAGGTGGATGCCTCGAGCGGGGCCTTCAACTTCCTAGCCAAGAAGAAGAAGAAAGTCGGTGGGTTATGGTAGGCGGAGATAATAGGGTATGATTGCCCCGTGTGCCGGCGAATCGGTGAGAAACCGAGCGGGGCAACCAAATTAAAAAACTATGATTACTGTCACCCGTTGTTCGCAGACCCAGGTCGAAGTCCTGGCTGGATCGGAACGGCAAAAGTATGCCCTCAGGCTGACCGATACCGAGGCCAAGGAACTTATCGGAAAGTTGGCAGACACCCTGACCCTCAAGATAGAACCTCACGAGAGGCTGGAACTGGAGGAGTGGGCGGCCTACCTGGAGAGATGTTCGTTAGGCAACAATCGTAACCGCAGCGAGCAGACGACGAGGGAGTTTGATCGCTCGGCCCGGCTACTCCGGAAAGTATTGATGAACGTATGAGCGAATACAAGATGAGCGAGGGAGACAAGGAGCTCGCCGGGAAGGCGGCCAGGCATCTACTCACCTGTTCCACTTGCTCCCATTGGAAAGAGACGGCCTTCGGCCCGGTCGGGCTCTGCGGGAAGATCACCGAGAACGGACACACCTCCGGGGATGTAGCGATCGTCCAAGGAGGCGGAGAGATTGGAGGAGAGGCTAGGCTCCTGACTATGCCGGAGTTTGGTTGCATCCTCCACCAACCCAAGAACGAACATGCCAGTGCCGTCCAGGAAGATTAAGTATCAGAGCACCGCAGAGGCGAGGAAGCGCCGGCAGGCTAGGTGGAAGCGGAATCCTGACGAGCCGCGGATCTCTTCGTTGAGCAGCTTCCTAGGGCGGATGCGGGTGAGAAGCCAGGAGGAAGTGGCGAGGAGGTTAGTCATCACCCGCCAGCGGGTCCAGCAGATCGAACGGAATGCTTTGTGGAAGATACGGCAAAGGCTCGGTATTGATATATGAAGAAGTTCTACGACCATCCGGCGAACAGGCGCTACCGGGCGAAGAGGCGGTTGAAGTATAAACTCCAACCCGGAGAACCGCGGGCCTCCAACCACAAGGGTCCGCTTGGGATCAATGCTCTTAGAACCATGGATGAAGTGGCGGCGGAGATGGGAATACACAAATCACGGGTTCATCAATTAGAAAGAATGGCACTATGGAAGATACGGCAGAAAGGAATTAAACTATGATCAATCATCCGTTGTTTTGGTTGGCGATGATAGTACTCACCCAATCCATGTTTAACCTCTATCTCTGGTGGGAGCTGCGCAGGCTGGAGCGGCGCACGAGGGAGATATGGAGGGAGATGCAAGGGACAACATCATCTTGGAAAGGAAAAGAATAATGAGAACTGCTGAAGAATGGCTCAGTGATCCTAGTTGGTGTGATAGGGTCGGGCCCAACACGGGTAACTTCACGAACTACGGCATCGAGGCCATCCAACACGATGCCAGTAAGGGTCCACTACCTATAGACGAAGGAGACACCCAAATACTACCCACTGACACGACGGCGATCGCCATCCGCAAGGTGTGTAACGGAGTAGCGGCTATGCTGATCCGCAAGAACAACAGTTATGGAGACTCGGCCCTCAAGCCCATCCGCGTCTTCTCTAAGGCGGACTCCATAGAGGCGATCAAGGTCCGACTGGATGACAAGCTGTCCCGCCTCATGCGGGGCAACGGGGACGACTTCGGGGAGGATGTGATCGACGACATCCAGGGCTACCTCGTCCTCTTGAAGATTGCTAGGGCGAGGAAGGTGGCGGAGGGTTACGTGAAGGTAGCCGATGAACCTCTCCGCCGGCCGGGTGAGGGCCCGTCCTTGGAGACTACACGGGAACCCGGTCCGCTCGACATGAAGGAGTATCTCAAGCCCTAAACATCCCTTTTGTCACCGCCGGGTCGGATAGCCCAAGGGCAGAGGTCCCTCCCACCGTTTCGTTTTGGAGGGACTTATACGGACTGACCTGTTTCCGACTCCTTCTTGTGAAGGAACGGCGGTGACAATTCCTCCACAGAAAAACTAGTTTGCTTTGCTTCACGGTCCCGTCGTAAAGTCGGGACCGTGAAAACAATTACTAAGAAGTCCTCTGAGACGGCGGCGGGAATGCCAGTGCTCAATAGACTACTGACAACCAACCTTCTGATGGAGCGGCAGCTTTGGCTCCGGAGACAGTTGGATCCTCGCCGAAACATTGATCAGGAATGCGGGCACCCGGAGCTCCTCCAGGTCGCCGATTTCAAACAGGCTTTCCTCCGGGGTGACGTGGCCAAGCGGGTCGTCACCCTCCTCCCGGAAGAGAGTTGGTCGGACACTCCCGACATCTACGAGACGGAGGACGAGGAAGAGACCGAGTTCGAGAAGGCTTGGATGGAGCTGGAGGATCAACTCCAAGTGCTTTCCATGTTGGAGCGGGTGGACACCCTGAGCGGCATCGGCCGGTTTGGAATCCTCCTCCTCGGCATAGGGGATGGGGCTACCCTGAACGTCCCGGCACCGGGTATCAATCCAGTGACCGGGGAGGCGGGAGCTGGAGGAAGGGAACAGAAGCTCCTCTTCCTCCGGGCCTTCGACGAGTCGCTGATCGTCGTCAAGGAGTTGGAGACGAACACCTCGAGCCCACGCTTCGGCCATCCTACCCTTTACGAGATCACCTTCGAGGACATGACGGGCTCTCCCATGTCCGGCAAACAACTAGTCCATTGGACCCGGGTCATCCACGTCGTTGACAACCGGATGTGTTCGGAGATCTACGGGATGCCCAGGATGGAAGTAGTGTTCAACCGGCTCCTCGATGTCAAGAAGATTGGCGGCGGGAGTGGGGAGATGTTTTGGAAAGGTGGTTTCCCTGGCATCTCTTTGGAGTCCTCGCCGGGCGTGGACGAGACGGTGGAGTTCGATGCGGATGCGACTAAGACACAACTGGAAGCTTACATGAACGGCCTCCAACGCTACCTGGCGACCGTCGGGATGAGTGCCAAGTCCCTCACTACCCAGGTCGCTGATCCGGGCCCACACCTGGAAGTCCAGTTGAAGCTGATCGCGATCGCCATGGGAGTGCCGTGGAGGGTGTTTATAGGGTCGGAGGCGGCGCAGCTGGCTTCCGAACAAGACTCCCGGTCCTGGAACCGGAGGCTGAACCGGAGGCGGACCAAGTATTTGAATCCATTCGTCATCACGCCGGTCATCGATCGGCTCATTGCTTTGGGGGTGTTGCCCGAGCCGGAAGAACTCTGCGTTGACTGGCCCGATCTCAACACGCTAGGGGATAAAGACAAAGCCGAGGTAGCCCAGAAGAAGTCCGACGCCTTGGCCAAATACGTCCAATCGGGGTCTGACATCGTCGTCCCTCCGTTCCACTACCTCACGCTAGTCCTTGGGTTCACGGAGGACGAGGCCCGTTCTATCATCGAAGAGATAACAGGTGACCTCGCCGACGAGGATGGAGTAGCAGCGGCTTTGGAGGAACGCCGGGCGGCAGCCGCGGAGGCAACAGCCGCGGCGGCCCGGTCGAATGGAGAGCCTACCGAGGAAGCCTAATGCTCTACTCCGTAAGATACCGATCACACGCCGGGCATAGTCATCCTGTGATACATGCCCGGTTGGTGACAAACGCCAACCCGGTGAGGATGGACCCGACCAGGACAACGGCCATCCGCCGGGCCTTCGAGGCAGACATCACCCGGCGTTTCAACAAGCTGATGGAGGCGGTGAGGAAGTTCTTGGACGGGGACGATGAACTAGGGCTTAAGACATTCACTACCCGGCTCACCCTACACCAACGCGAGTTCCAGTTCAGGACCGACGCCGGGAAGCTCCAGGCTTTCAACGACTGGCTCAAGCAACAGGTGGAAGCCAACCTCATCACCCCGCCGCCGTCTATGTCCCACGGTCCCTGGACGGCGAAGTACATTGAATCGGCCTATAAGAAGGGTCTGATCAACGCCTACACCTCCTCCAAGGCCGGGTTGACAGCGGAGGCCGGCGGGATAGGCGGGCAGTCTAAGGAGTCTTTCCTGAGGAGCGCCTTCGGCCAGCCGGAGGCCACGAGCAAAGTCCAATTGATTGCCACGAGGGCCCTGGAGGATTTGAAGGGAGTGTCGGCGACCGCAGCCCAGCGGATGAACCGGATCCTCGCCCAAGGGATGATCGACGGGAAGGGTCCCGCCGCCATAGCTGCCGAGATGAGTAAGCAGATCAAGTCCTTGTCGAAGGCGAGGGCCATGTTGATCGCTAGGACCGAGGTCATCTCCGCCCATGCCGAGGGGCAGTTGGATGCTTTCGACGAACTAGGGGTGGACGAACTAGGGGTCATGGCGGAGTGGAGTACAGCGGGCGACGACCGGGTCTGCCCGGAGTGCGCCTCCTTAGAGGGACAGGTGTTCACGGTGGAGGAGGCGAGAGGATTGATTCCCAAACATCCCAATTGTCGCTGCACCTGGGTCCCTTCGACGGACAAGCCTACGAAGGCCCAGAGAAAGGCGGCTGTTAGGCGGGCGGCCTTGAAAGGGAAAGGCGGGGCCAAGGCTAAAGGCAAGGGACAGGTGGACGAGCTCCCGATGTTGGAAGGACATTCCATCGTCTCAGTCGTTCGCGGGCTAGGGTCCCAAGGAGTCACCTTCAAGGAGGCGAAGGCCTTGTTCCAGCAGTCGGGCATACAGGTGGCCGACCAAACCCTCAGGATCCAGCTCAAGGCCGGAAGCCTGGGCCAAGGTTCTATGGCTCCGGGAGAACTACTAACGAGATTGAGGGCCGGCCAAATTACTGTAGCTCCTCCGACCGTCCCGACGGTGCCGATGCCTCCTCCTACCCCTGTCGTCGTTCCAAAGCCCGTTCCCGCCCCTTTGCCCGCCCCGACGCCTCCTAAAGCGACGACTCCGGCCCTACCGAAGGAGACAACCGGCTTGCCGGCGAAGAGGGCCGAAGTCCTATCGTCCAAGACTTTGGTGGAGAGGGAGGAGAGGCTGGTCACGGCTGCAAGGAAGACTGCGGGCTTTGATGCTGACCAGGCAGCCAGGGTGAATAAGGAGTACAGCGTCGCCTTGGCCGAACATGATGCTTTGACTATACGTAGTCAACGGGAACCCGGCACCGTCACCCCGGAGCAGTTGCGTATGACCGGAGAGCGGGTGACTCGTGCACAAGAGGCTCAAAAGCAAATGTGGGCTCTGGAGCGGAAAGCTTGGGACGTGACAGGCGATGTTCATAATCAGTTGAGGGACGAGGTAGCCCAAGCCCTCAAGGAGGCGGACGGTTTGGACAAGCATGTTAAGTTTGGCAGCAATATCCCAACCGACCATGTTGCAGCTTACAAGCAAGTCCTGAGCTGGATACCCAAAGACAATTTGACCGCCTCCGAAATCAAGAGGCTCGGTGAACTAAACAGCTCCATAGTGGCGGGGACTGGAGGTTCCTCTTACAGCAGTTCTTTCAAAAACATCCAAATAAGTAAGAACCACAAAGATAGTGTGAGCGTGATGGCCCACGAATACGGACACCACCTCTCCTACCAGGTTCCGAAGTATATGCGTGCCCAGAACCAATACTTCGTGGAGCGGACGTTTGACGAGAAGGTTAAAACGTTGCCTGGTTATGCTAAGAAGATCAAAGGGAAAAAGGACAAGTGGTTCGAGCCTTATGCCGGGCGGGTGTATGATAGTGATGGACGCTACCCGGAAGTCATCACGGTCGCCATCGAACACTTGGTCAAGGACCCGGTGAGCTTTGCCAAGCGAGACCCGGAATACTACGACTGGATCATAGGTGTGCTCAAGGACCTCAAGTGAGATAATAGGTTATGTTGATTGTCAATTATCACGGAATCACGGCGACCTGGGACGAGGATGACTACGGCTGGCACGTGGACGGGAGTGCCGAGCTACAGAAGGTGTTCAACGATTCCATTCCTTCCGAGGTCTATGAGGTGAAGACTCCCTACCTCCAAGAAGGGGCCCAGGGTCTCGCCCTCAAAGGGCTCCAGGACCGGCTAGGGGCGGACGAGGTGACGATTATCACGAGGACGGATCCGCCGGAGGAGCCGGACCCGGCGGAGGGAGAAGACAACTAATGAGCACCGTCGGAATGCCAACCTTCGTCGTCCCGTTCACTGTAGGTAGGATGGGAAACTTCTTATTCCAGGCCGCCGCGACAATCGGATATGCGGCTAGACACGGATTGGAATTCACGATGCCGGCGAAACCCTACGAGCCCAGGCATGATCCTGTTTACCTCCCGCACCTCGTCAACCCCAAGTTTGATCCGCTGATGCCGTCGATGACGGTGAAGGAGGAAGTCTTCCACTATCATGAGATACCCTTCAAAGAGGAATGGAGGGACGGCCGCACCATCATCCTCGAGGGTTACTGGCAGAGCGAGAAGTATTTCAAAGAACTGAGGGCCCACATCCTGTCCTTGTTCGGCTTCCCTTGGGTGCCTTCTCCGGGATTCGTCTCGGTCCACGTCCGGCGGACCGACTATCTTAAATGGAGGAAGAAGCATCCGCCCGTAGGGAAGGACTGGATCAACAAGGCGATGGCCCTATTCCCTGGATACCACTTCCGGTTCTTCTCCGACGACATCCCTTGGTGCCAGAAGGTATTTGGGCACCGTGGCGATTGCTCCTTTTCGATCGGACAAAGCGAAGTGGAGGATTTGATCCGCATGTCCCAGTGCGAGCATCATATCTGTAGCGCCAGTACATTCTCGTGGTGGGGCGCATGGCTAAACCAGAACCCTAAGAAGAAGGTGTACATCCCAAGACTGTGGTTCGTCCCGGGCTGGGGCGGACATAGTACAAAAGACGTCGTGCCGCCGGAGTGGATCAAAC